ACACAAAGACCGGCCAACACTTCAATAGAACCTCCATATTCTAAGAATGTGAGCCAGGACCACGAAACAAACACACTGTGAGCCAACTCCCCTGAGAGCACTGCTCCCAGAGGGTCACTAGACCAGAAATTTGCCCATCTAAGCCAGCTTCGTCCTCGATCGAAATACCTGTTTTGTTCCCAGCTTGAGCAAAAACATGATCAAGAAAAAGAGAGCCAATCCCCCCAGTAGAACCCCTATCACCCCCAGGATCCACCTACTCAGCCCATTGCCAAACAAGGCATTCAGCCAATCTGTAGGGCTTGGGATATTTGCCCCTGTTGGCACAGTACTGTGATATGTCTGCATGTAGCTGCCATCCACAAATTTTGGGACATCCAGGAAGATGAGGTTGCCTTTAAGAGTCACTTGACTCTCATGTCCCCCACAGTTCAGCTGGCATTGCTCATCGACTACTGCATGGTCAAAGCTGAGGCGGACAATGTAGCTATGGACTCCCTCCAAGACACTGAATGCAGTCTCATCCCCTTTGCATCTAACATGGGCAGTGCTATTTTTGCTGCTATGCAATTTGATGGAGACTTTGGCACCTGTCATGCAGGAATAGCACCCACTCACATTTGTCACCTCCCCTGTGCAAGTAGCAGTAATTTCTGAGAGACTTAATCGAAGGCCTCTATAATTAACAGAAAAGGATCCTCTTATAGCTGTGATGTCCAGGGGGCTACCAGATATTTTACCCTGGCTGTCATGGCTTCTCTCAAACCTCAGCCCCCCAATAGTGGTGGGTATGGCAGAGTAGTTTGCAACTGCCTCCACACTAGTAATCTTAGAGTAGCACACAGCGTCATCCACTCGTAGCTCTATACCCACGAGGTCTGCGTTCCATATGCACCCATCTTTTTTTATGGTACGGGCACTCTCCTCGCTACTGCACTGTATCTCTCCAACCTTGCCTACAACCCCCATGCCAGCCTGGTTGCAGGGAGCTAATGCCAGCTTTTTGGACTTGAGCTCTTCTATCTCACACAGGTCAGTCAAGCCAGACACCTCCATATCTGAGCCCAAGTAAGTTACACTCACACCCTTGAAGACCTGTGTGGGGATGCCGCTCATGGGGTGGAATGTCCTCACCTCACCTGAGGGCATTGTTAGCTCTATAACTGCTGATGGGACCCATGCGGCGCATGGAGACACTTTCCAGATGATCCCATGTGGATTCTCCACCCATTTCCTCCAGAAGATGCATGAAGGGGCCGCATTAAAGCAGCCGCAGGCTGCTCCTCCACATCCATCAGAGCAGCCACTGAATCCAAGACCAGCCCTGTCCATCTTACCTGCCCAATCATCAGAAAAGGAGTTGGATGTGAAATGAGGGGGGCACCCAGACTGGCAGTCTCCCGCCCAACGACATCTCCTCACTGATGTACACCTGGACCGGGCATCAGGAACAAAATATGATGATGACTTCTTACATTTTAGGTTGATCCTCTTAACCTTAATTTTGAGACATTTTGAGTCCGGACTCCCAGGTGCTGTGAAGTGCAGACATGCCTCTTGTCCTGGGTTCACCGCAGGAAGAAGCGCCCTCCCAGTTGTTATGCATTCCTTCATGTTTCCGCTCCCTTGTCTGCATGAAACAAGTTTAGAATCAGCATGGACCATCTCATCACAGCCCTCTGCAAGCCCTATTGCTAGAATGGTCAGGATGACAGGTGAGTACATCCAATGCCTTACCCTTCTGGGTCTTGCCATCTCAATCCTAACATCATCTTGGTTGCCCTCCCCATTCTCCCCTATTTCCTCATGGATCACTTGCCTTCCCCTATCCATCAATTTCCCCACCAAGCAGCTCACAGTTCTCATTAGTTTCTTTATGATGGCAAACATTAGCTTCACTGGAGCTATTACCCATGATCCCCAGACCCCAATTGCCTTAAGGACATTGGTGAGTAACATGAGGCCTGCATATCCAAGGAGGATGACAATAATGATGAACAGCCACTTCTTTGCAGGGTAGCACTGAGGATTTTTTAGAAACTCACGACAGAATGTGCAGTCCACTGCATCACATCCATCTGGGAACATGCAACTACCCTCAAATGTGAATTCAGTTCCATCTACCAATGCCCCTTTGACATGGATAGCTGTTTTCCCAACCAATGATCCTGAGTGGAAATGAATCTCCGTGCTTTTCTTACCACTTGAGGCAGAACTGCAAAAGTGGGAAGCACAGACAGTAGCTGACCTGAGCTCACTGGTTAGAGTGATTAGCCTCACACCCCCATTTATGCATTCTAGATGGCAGCCAGTGCATTGACCAATCCTTTGCTCTGGTGGGTTCACCTCCAGTGTTGCCATCATTCTGGAGAAACCGTAGCACTTTGGTCTGACACGCGTCCCTCCATATGACACAACGACTTCCCCAGGCTTGTGCACAAGTGAGCATCTACACTTGGCCTCAGATGCCTCCTCTCCATGTTCGCAACCTGCCACCTTGCAAAACTGCATGTCCCCTCTGCATGATCCACTGGTCTTACAAGCCTTTTCTTCTGATTCAGAACAAGGTCCAGTCCCTTCCTTGTAGCACACAAAATCCTTGGATGAGCTCTCTTGTACCCATTTGGTCTTGTGCTCCCTCATGATGATCTTATGAGAGTGGCCAACATCCATCCATGCAACATCAAAGGGCTGGGGTAGACTCTCACCCTCACACTGGTTGAACACAATGCCATCAATTTTACATATGTCTGGGAATTCACTTTGGCTAAAACTCTTCAGCTCCAGAAATGTCTCCTCAGGGATGGGTGTCATAGGCTGACAAGCAACATCACCTATCCAGAGAACCCTATCCGAGGGCAGAAGACCAGAACTTGTCCCTGAGTCTGAACTGCAGAGCTCTCCTGACTCAGTCCTAGACTTCCCACTGCCACAGCCCCAGCCTACGTATCCATCAAAAGTTGGCCGTTCAAAAAAGACTTTCCCCTTGTATGAAGGCCCAGGAACTATCATATCAGACTCCTTAGCCTTCTTCACGACAAGCATCCCAAGCCAATCAGCATCACAGGGGCTTAGAAGTCCACTCCACCTCGAGTAAGAATTCTCAGCTGGGTAGTAGCTAACCTGAGAGCGTCCACCTCGCTGCCCAACGTAGCCTTGAAATTGCGAGTGGTTCCTGAGCCATGACGAAACATGTATCAGCCGATCTATCTGACAAATCTTCTCAGAGTAACCAAGCAGGTGGGGTATGCCAGCACTCTTGTTTGAGTGGATGGGTCCTGCGCAGATGATTGGGCCCGAATCCCCACTGCATTGAATGACTAAGCAGATCAGAGAGGAGAACCAGATGACTTTCATCATTGTTGGCCGTCTCTGTGT